AAGAATGGAATCATGTTCGTAAAATAATTAAAGCAAATTTTAAGGAACTAAAGTTTAGAACTAATGATAAAAGAACTATTCATATAAAAGGTATGAGTGGGTTAAGATATAGGATAGAGGACGAGTAATATGAATCAGATGATGATTGGATTGGTACTTATTCTAGGGTTAGGAGGTTTTTATCTATATAATGAGAATCAAACACTTACCCAGAATAATATAAAATTAGAAGCAGCCGTTGAAGAACAAAAACAAACAATGGCGATAATGAAAGAGCAATACGAAAAGCAAGGTAAGGCTCTTATGAATATGAGTAGAGTTAATGCACAAATAGAAGCTGATAAAGCAGAATATTTGGCTATATTTTCTAGGCATAATTTAGATGTACTTGCTTTAAAGAAGCCTGGACTTATGGAAAATAGGTTTAATGGTGCAAGTGAAAAAGTGATGGAGGGACTTGAAGATGATACTAAAGAATTATACAACCTTAGTAATCCTACTATTAATAACTAGTGGGTGTTCTTTATTAGGGACAAAACAATTAGAGGTAATATCTAAACCTGTTCAAATAGATATAATGCAACCAGATTTGCCACGACCTGTAGATTTAACAGCACCAAAATGGTATGTTGTATCTGAGGCACGAATCACAAATCCATGTAAAAAAATAGAAGATAAGCGACCAAAAACATGCGAGTTATCTGAAAGAGAAAATCCAGAATGGCCAGAAGGTTATACATATTTGGATAGATTCCTTGATGAAATGAAGGAACAAAATAATGGCGAAGTTGTATTTGTAGCAACATCAGTTGGTGATTATAAAGTCATGGCTGAAGATATGCAAGAGCTGAAAAGGTATATTAAACAATTAGGCGAAGTGGTTATATATTACCGAAGTGTTACCATGCCAAATGGTGACAAAGGCATGGGAGTTGGCATAAAAACTCCAGAAAACATAGCTGATATAAAAGGCTAAAAATTAAAAAAAATATAACAAATCTTTTGTTTACAAAGCAACTGGTTTGTGGTATAATATACATATATTATGAACAACACAACAATTATAAATGTCACTAAGCGTGACGGCACAATCCAGAACTTCGATTTAGATAAAGTACATAAAGTACTTGAATGGGCAGTCGAAGGTATCAGTGGCGTATCAATGTCCGAAATAGAATTGAAATCAAACATTCAACTCTATGACAAAATCCCCGCCTACAATATACACGAACTATTAATTAAATCAGCTGCAGAGCTTATATCAGAGCATACTCCAAACTATCAGTTTGTCGCAGCGCGTCTTATATCATATAAACTAAGAAAAGAAGCCTATGGCGAATTCGATGTTCCATCTTTAACAAAAATAATTAAAGACAATATCAACCATGGCGTATACGATGAAGAAATCTTGGAGATATATACTGAGGACGAAGTGGTCGAATTAGATGCATATATTAAACATGAAAGGGACGATAGCTTTACTTATGCAGGTATGGAACAATTTAGAGGCAAATATTTAGTCCAAGATAGAAGAACAAAACAGATATATGAAACTCCACAGGTATTGTATATGATGATTGCTATGACTTTATTTGGCAAATATACAGAAAATAGATTAAAATATGTAAAGGATTATTATGATGCGATTTCTCAATTTTATATTTCACTACCCACGCCTATTATGGCAGGAGTTAGAACGCCGACGCGTCAGTTTTCTAGTTGTGTACTTATCGAGTCTGGCGATAGCTTGGACTCTATTAATGCTACTGCTACTTCAATCGTTAAATATATAAGTAAGAAAGCAGGGATAGGCATAGGCGCAGGCTCAATCAGAGCTTTAGGTTCAAAGATTGGAGATGGTTCAGTAGTACATACAGGCCTCATCCCATTCCTTAAATATTTCCAGTCGGCAGTAAAATCATGTTCACAGGGCGGCGTTAGAGGCGGTGCAGCAACGGTTTACCTACCATTATGGCACTATGAGTTTGAGGACTTAATCGTATTAAAGAACAATAAAGGTACCGAAGAAACAAGAGTCAGACACATGGATTATGCATTTCAGTTTAATAAACTTATGTATGAAAGATTGTTAACAGGAGGTAATATAACCTTCTTTGACCCAAACGATGTACCAGGTTTATATGAATCCTTTTTTGATGACCAAGAAAGATTCAAAGAGTTATATGAATCATATGAACGCAAGACCTCAATAAGAAAAAAATCACTACCAGCTCTTGAAGTATTCCAGATGTTTTTAACCGAAAGAAAAGACACAGGCAGAATATATGTAATGAATGTCGACCATGCAAATGACCATGGGGCATTTAATCCTAGAAGAGCACCAATCCGAATGAGCAACCTTTGTTGTGAAATCGACTTACCAACAACACCTTTAAGCAGCCATGATGATACAGATGGAGAAATATCTCTATGTACATTGTCTGCAATTAATTGGGGATTAATAAATGAAACATCTGAATTTGAAAAATATTGCGACCTTAGCGTGCGTGCTCTTGATGAGCTTCTTGATTATCAAGGGTATCCAGTTCCAGCTGCAGAACAGGGTACACTATCTAGACGGCCCCTTGGAGTGGGAATCATCAACCTCGCATATTTCTTAGCGAAACGAGGTTTAAAATATGATGAATCAGCCTACGATATAGTAGATGAATATGCAGAAGCATGGAGTTATTATTTAATAAAAGCCTCTGCAAATTTGGCTAGTGAGAAAGGAAAAGTGATATATAATAATGATACGAAATATTCTCAAGGAATACTTCCTATCGACACTTATAAAAAAGAGGCTATAGATAATTTAATAAAGCATAGAGAACTGCACGATTGGGAAGGGTTGAGAACGCAACTCAGAGAAAATGGTATTCGTAACTCTACGCTAATGGCATTAATGCCTGCAGAAACTAGCGCTCAGATAAGTAATAGTACAAATGGTATAGAACCACCAAGAGCATTGGTATCGTACAAACAGAGTAAAGATGGAGTGATGGCTCAGGTTGTACCTGGTTATCATCATCTAAAAAATAAATATGATTTACTGTGGGACCAAAAGTCACCACAAGGATATCTAGCGATATGTGGTATATTACAGAAATATATCGACCAAGGTATATCCGTTAATACATCATATAACCCAGAACACTATGAGGATAACAAGATACCAATGTCTGTTATGATTCAAGACCTGGTTACAGCTTATAAATTTGGATTAAAACAATTATATTATTTCAACACCCACGACGGTGCAGGGGAAATAAAAGAAGATGACCACCCATATTACACAGGGACACAACAGATTGAAGATGACGAAGACTGCGAATCCTGCAAAATCTAAAAAGAAATTTGTTTCAGGGTATGATACTATGCCCGATATAGAAGATTTAGAAAGGATAGTAGATAGAGAACTTAAAAAACTAGAGGAAATAGATAATGTCAGTACTGAAGAAAAATAAAAAATCCCACCTTGACAAGAATATGTTTTTTGATGAGCCAGTAGATATCGCCCGATATGACCAATTAAAGTATCCACAGCTAGATAAAATCACAGAAAAACAATTAGGCTTTTTTTGGAGACCAGAAGAAGTGGATGTATCAAAAGATAAAAAGGATTTCCATGACCTTACAGACCACGAAAAACACATATTCACATCTAATCTCAAAAGGCAAATACTTTTGGACTCTGTACAAGGTAGGGCCCCGAACCTTGCTTTCCTTCCTATATGTTCGCTACCCGAGGTTGAGAACTGGATTGAAACCTGGTCGTTTTTTGAAACTATCCATAGCCGTTCTTATACTCATATTATTAGAAACATTTATGCGAACCCCGGTATAGTATTTGACACTATGCTCGATGTAAAGGAAATTGCCGAGTGTGGTAACGATATTGGTGTTTATTACGATGATTTAATACAGAATAATAGTTACGCAACAAATAAAAAGCAGCATAAAACCTCACTGTATATGTGTTTAATGAGTGCAAATGCATTAGAAGGAATTAGATTCTATGTATCATTTGCATGCTCATGGGCCTTTGCTGAATTAAAGAAAATGGAAGGTAATGCAAAAATAATTAAGTTTATCGCACGAGATGAAAATACTCATTTGGCTGCAACGACAGTAATGATTAAAAGATTAATAGAAGAAGACCCTCAAATAGCTAAGATTGCAAAAGAAGAAACAAAATCAGCCACTGACCTATTCATTAAAGTTATTGAACAAGAAAAAGATTGGGCTTCGTATCTATTTAAAGATGGTTCAATGATTGGATTAAACGAAACAATTTTAAAACAATATATAGAATGGATTGGAAGTAAAAGAATGAGAGCAGTAGGATTAATAAGTCCATATACAGTGCCTCAAATGAATCCCCTACCATGGACAGAAAAATGGATTGGTGGTGGTAACGTGCAAGTGGCACCGCAAGAAACAGAGATTACATCTTATGTGACTGGTGGAGTAAAACAAGATGTTGATGATTCAACATTAGCAGGAATGAGTTTATAATGAAAAGAACTAAAGAGGAAAAAATACTTCAAGTAGTTAACTTAGCACCAAGCGAAGATTTAATAGAAAAACTTACAGAAATACACCCAATGAAACAAATATTTTGGGCATCAGTAATTCAAATATCTGTATTTGGTTTTATGTTGGCTTCTTTTGGCGTAATAAATTTATATTTAAAAGGATATTAATATGAAAGAATTAGGAATGGTATTATTTGGATGTTTTTGTTTTGTATTATTTTTTAATGCAGTGATATTACCCGACATGGAGATTAGAGGTTTCTCTAATAATAGTTCTTGTACAGGAGAATGTTACGAAGAATATGTTAGGGTAAATGGAACATCAGTAGAAATAGAACAAAAAAAGAAAGCATTAGCCGCAGGTGACCCATTTAGTTCAATCAAACCTTTATGGGCTGGTTGTGCTGCATGTCATGGCGCAGATGGTGGTGGTGGAGTAGGGCCTAAACTCTCTGGCCAATCAGCAGACTATATAATCGGCAGACTTACAGCATACAAAAATAATGAACAAATAGGACCAATGAGTGCTATGATGTGGGGCCAAGCAGGTATGTTATCCGAAAATGATATAGATACTATAGGCAAATTCATACAGGAGACAATGAAATGATAGAAATTTATGGAAAACCACAATGTCCTTTTTGCGATAGAGCAAAGGCTTTATGTGAAGCAAAGGGATATGAATATACATATAAATCTCTAGGCACAGACTTTGGTCGTGAAGAGATGATGGAAATATTTCCAGACGCAAGAACATTCCCACAGATTATAGCAGAAGGCAATAAAATAGGTGGGTACGATAAGCTTGAAGCGTGGTTCTTAAGCAGACAGGCTTGGACATGATATTGGATTGCCAATATTGTTATGCACGTATTGTAATAAAACCAGCAGATGATGAACCAGTGAAAGTAAATTTTTGTCCTCATTGTGGTGAACCCACAGACGATGATTTAGAAGAATTAAACTTTAATGAGTAATTGGTTATATCAAGGCAGAGAGTATAATCCACCTGAGGATTTTACAAGAGAAGATTTACAGGGATTTGTTTACTGTATTACAAATAGAGCTACAGCACGCCAATATATTGGTAAGAAATTCTTTTGGTCTAAGAAGACCCTACAAAAAACAAAAACCCGTAAACGCAGAAAGATAACCTATGTAGAGTCCAATTGGAGAGACTACTTTGGTTCAAATAAGCATTTAATGGAAGAAATAGATAAACAAGGACCAACCATGTATCATAGGGAAATCCTACATCTTTGCAAAACCAAAGGCGAATGTGCATATATGGAAACAAAAGAACAATTCGATAGAGAGGTTCTATTATCAGACAAATACTATAACGGAATAATCAATTGTAGAATAGGTTCAAATAGTGTAAAAAACATGTTTACATCTGATTAAAAGTATGGTATAATAGTACCTACTATGGCAAAAATAATACAATTCCCAACTGGCGAAGAAATCAAACAAAGGTCTGAGACCAAACAAATTAAAGATGAATATACTTTGGTCAGAGAAGCATCTGACGAGGCTGTTACATCAGCTCAGTACCTGCTTGAAATCATGGAAGAATTTATTACAACTGGAGATGTATCTCATAATTTTATGGACATGCAATTCAGAGATGAGACCTTTCAGGAATCAAGAGATATGTTTGTTATAGTAAATATGATTAACGCCATGTTTCATCGTTACTATGGAATCCCTCATTCTTTACATAGAGAGTTTGATAGGTTATACGGAATGATTAAAGTAATGGACAAAACAAATTCAAGAGCTGAATTCAGCCTTGACGACGGAGATGATGATGATACTACTTGATTATTCACAAATCGCACTATCGAATATAATAGTGCAAAAATTAAACGATGAAACTATGATAAGACATATGATACTTAACAGTATCCGTATGTACAATAAAAGATATAGAGAAGAATATGGCCAAATGGTTATATGTGCTGACGGTATGAACACATGGAGAAAAGAGTATTTTCCAGAATATAAAGCACATCGTAAAAAAGCAAGAGACAATTCAGAAATGGATTGGACAGAGATATTTAGAATATTACATTTGGTTCGCGATGAAATAAAAGAAAACTTACCATATAAAGTATTACACATGGACGGCTGTGAGGCAGATGATATTATTGGTACCCTCGCAATGCAGACACAGGAATTTGGTATGCATGAACCGGTTATGATTATATCATCAGACAAGGACTTTATTCAATTACAGAAGTTTAATAATGTTAAACAATTTAGTCCAATACAAAAGAAAATGGTAGCAAATGAAAATCCAAGAACATATTTATGGAACCATATATTAAGAGGCGATAGTGGCGATGGTGTTCCAAATGTATTATCCAAAGATGATACCTTTGTATCTGAATCAAAACAAACGCCTTTAAGACAAACCAGAATAGATGATTGGATTCATAATGCAGAAAGATTAAGAGAAGTAATGCCTGAAGAAATATTTAGGAATTATCAGCGTAATAAAAAACTTATTGATTTGGCTGATATCCCAGAAGATATACAAAAAAACATTATAAATACTTTTAATGGTCAAAAACCACCAATGAGAATGAAGGTTTTAAACTATCTAATTAAAAAAAGATGTACTAATTTGATTGAAGTCGTGGAGGAATTTTACAATGGCTAAAAAACTAATATCAGATGTCCTAACAGAGGCGTCTAAATTAACTAAAAAAGAAGATAGAATCAATTATCTTCGCACAAACTCATCACCAGCACTTAGAGATGTATTAAGAATTGCATTTGATGCTGATGTTGTATCACTATTACCTACAGGGGCACCTTCGTTTGAAAGAGACGACGCACCTGCTGGGCATGAATTTTTAAACTTACATAGAGGTCATAGAAGATTTAAATACTTTTTTAAAGGACCTGTGGCAAATGAAACGCCAGCACTACGAAGAGAAGGAATGTTCTTATCTTTTATTGAATCATTAAATGGTGTAGAAGCTGATATGGTTATCGCAGCTAAGGATAAAAAATTAAAAATTAAAGGTATTACCAAAGCTTTGGTAAAAGAAGCCTTTCCAAATCTAATAGTTAAATAGGAGAAGCTTATAAGATAAAACCCTTTGTTATGTTAATCAATAAACAATTTTTTAGGAGAACGGATATGGAATTAACAACAAGAGAAGATAGAATATATCTAAGCGATAAAGCAAGAAAACGTAGAAAATCTCTCAAACAACTTAGGGAACTTAGGCAACATAGATTTTATGCCCAACAAAAAAAGAAACGAAATAAAGTTTGACCCAAAGGAATTAGCTAATTCCAATAGGATTTATAAATCAGCTACCCCAAAACAGGATTTATCCTGGTATATAAAATGGGCAGCATCGACCGTGCTCTTGACAGGAATGTCAATACGAGGCATTGACGGACTACAAGCATGGGATTTGATTTTATCAATCTTTGGTGTTAGTGGTTGGTTATGGGTTGGTCTACTATGGAAAGACAGAGCTCTAATATTATTAAATGGCATTGGATTGGCATTATTATTAAGAACTTTCGCACAAACACTTTACATTTGAACCTAGTTATGGTATAATATACCATATTGACGAGGATTATATTATGATACAAATACTAAGAGAAATAACCGACTGGGGTGACCAGAAAATATCCAATGGAGACTATTATGTCAACAGCCATGGATATCTAATTGGTTATATGCCACAAGGAAAAGCTTACAAAGAGTTTAAAAACCCAATAAAACAGTTTTCAAAATCAAGGCGTAAGTTTACATTAATAGGCGAATGGCCTGAAGACTTACCAGAGGGTGCAATAACTGTGAAAGGTAGTAAGGGTAATACCTATACTATTATTAACAAGAAGTGCTCATGTCCTGGATTTAAATTCAGAGGTAGTTGTAAACACTTAGCACAAGTCGCTTAACATGAATATTTTTATATTAAACAATGACCCTATTATTGCAGCACAAGAGCAATGCGATAAACATGTCGTAAAGATGATTGTTGAATCAGGTCAAATGTTATCCACGGCTCATCGTATGCTCGATGGCACAGTCGAAAGAAGGCCTTCAAAATCAGGCAAAACAACAGTTAATTATTATAAACTTCCAGATGAACGAGAGGACATTATGTACAAAGCTGTGCATTTTAATCACCCATGTTCTGTGTGGTCAAGAGAATCTATTGAAAATTACAGATGGCATTATGACCATTTCATTGCCTTATGTGACGAATATACATATCGCTATGGTAAAATACATTCAACAGATACTAAACTAAGAGAAGTTTTATTTAAAGTACCAAACAATATGCCGGCAGTTAACTTAACTCCATTCAAATTGGCAATGCAATCGAACCCAGAGTGTATCGCACTTCAGGACCCAATTAAAGCATACCGAGCTTTCTATCAAACAAAACAAAAAAGATTTAAAATGGAATGGGCCAAAAGGCCAATACCGGAGTGGTTTAGTGTTATATAAATATATTTACCAACAACTAGAAGAGGAATTATTATAATGCCAACTTATGAATTTAAAAATAACGACACAGGCGAAGTATTTGAAAAGATAATGTCGTATGATAGTAAATTAAAATTCTTGGAAGAGAATCCAAATTGCCAATCACATTACACCACACTAAACATTGATTATGATGGAGGTGGTTCAGTACTATCAAAAGCCGGTTCTGGTTGGAAAGAAGTCCAAGACAGAATCAAATCAGGAATGCCACCATCGGAGAGACATAAAATAAAAACAAAATGAATTTTACACACGAACCAATTGATTTAGGTTACAACGACCTAACAGCAACAACATCTAAAAAGGGGAGACAATATGTCGACCCAGAGGGTAATAAATACCCATCGATTACCACAGTCCTATCAATATTATCAGAAGATGGTATAAGGGCATGGAGAGCTAGAGTAGGTGAAGAAGAAGCAAATAGAATATCAAGACAAGCAAGCTCTCGTGGAACAACAGTACATAATATTATTGAAAAATATGTAGCCAATAACCCAGAATATATTAAAGGTGAAATGCCACATAATATACAAACATTTAAAGATGTACAATCTGTTATTGACGAAGGTGTTACAAAGGTATATCAACAAGAGGCTCCGCTATATTCTAAGCACTTAGGAGTAGCTGGAAGAGTTGATTGTGTTGGACAATGGAAGGGAGTTGATTCAATCATTGATTGGAAAACATCTCGTAAATTTAAAAAGAAGGAATGGGTATCAGGGTATTTCATGCAGTGTGCAGCTTATGCGATTATGTGGGAAGAGAGAACTGGTATGCCTATTAAGCAATTAGTAGTATGTATTGCTGGTGATATGGGTCATCAAGTCTTTATAGAAGATAGAGATAATTGGACTGGTGAGTTACTAAATACTATTGCAGAATATAAAAGAAGAAAACTATTCGGGAGATAATATGAGTTTTTTATTAGAGGCTTTAATTAAAAAGCTAGAAGGCGACATGCATGTGGCACAAGCTAACATCATGGTTTATGTTAAAAATTCAGCGGGTATTGGAGAACATTCTGATATTATTGAAACAATTGAGAAGGAAGTTGAAAAACTTGCTCATGCAGCTGACAAAATAGAAGCAATTAAGACCTATTGTAAATAAATTTTATATAAATACTTATAGCGTGTTTACATTTAAAAGTAGATATGGTATAATACACCTATGTTAAAATTTAATAATTACATTTCAGAAAGAGCAAATAAAGGTTTAACAATCTTTGACATTGATGATACATTATTTGTATCCAAAGCTCGTGTATTAGTTAAAGATAAAAAAACCGGTAAAACAAAACCACTGACTGCTAAACAATTTAATAGTTATAAACTAGGAAGTTCAGAAGAGTACGATTTTGGTGAATTTAAATCATCTAAAATATTTTATCAAACCGCATTACCCATCGCAAGAATGATAGCTAAGGCCAAGGCAATAGTTAAAAATGCAACTGCCTCAGGTAGTAAAGTAATTATCATTACTGCAAGGGCTGATATGGACGATAAAAAACTATTTTTAAAGACCTTGGATTCACATGGTATACCATTAAAGAAAGTCTTTATTGAAAGGGCTGGTAATATTGGTAGTGGAAGTAGTGCAGCAAATAAAGCAGTTGTTATTAGAAAATACTTGGATACCGGATTATATGCAAGGGTCAGATTATTTGATGACCATAAGGAAAATCTACAGGCTCTCTTGGACTTAAAAAGAGATTACCCACAGGTTGAAATGTTTGCATATCTAGCTGATAAAAATGGAAATGTTAAAAGAATAAAATAGGATTATATTATGAATTATAAACACAAATACTTAAAAGAAACTAATAAACATAATGGTGGTATACAAAAAGTATATCAATTCCCTAATGGTTATGGCGCAAGTGTTATTCAACATAAGGGGTCCTATGGATACGAAAAGGGACTATGGGAATTAGCTGTCTTAGATATAGACGGCTCATTATGTTATAACACAAAAATTACAGATGATGTGATTGGAAGGCTTAACGACCCAGAAGTAGATAATATATTAGGACAAATACGGGAGTTATAATGCCAATCAAATTAGGAAAATCACACACAACAGTAGATAGAGCTACTAAAAAAGCAACAACGGTTCACCCATATATAAAGGGGTTTGCCAAAGCCGAGTTAATAGAGAAATACAATAACACAAATACTCGGGCAAAAGATAAACAAAAAATTAAAAATGAATTAGTGCGTAGAGGCGGCGTAGAATTTAACTGATGAATAATTTAGATAGGATTAAGGAAGTACTTGATTTAGAAGATTATTATAAAAGGCAAAAGATTGCTTTCAGAAAAAGAATCTTAAGTGCTTTCCTTGCTATCGCATTAATCATCGCTGGAATATATATTTGGTTTTATTATGGACAATAAGCAATGGCATGGTGGAAAGGGTTCGAAGAGAAGAAACTCCAACGAAGAAGCATATGCTGATGGTTGGGAATTAGCATTTGGTAAAAAGAAGCCAGAAATAAAAGCTAGAAAAGCACAACCAGACCATTCTGTAACACAAATTCATAAAGATAAATCAAAAGTTATACCTAGGAAGTATAAATACAATAAAGAGGAAGAAGTATGAGCATAGATATAGACAAATTTGATTTTGGATTTACAGCTGTAGACGAAAATGAACTAGAGGCTGTACAGAAATTAACTACAAAAGCTTCAACGGTTTCAGCAACTGCAGAAAAGACCGAAGATAAATTAAACAATCTATATAATGCAATCTTACCTTTACTATCAAATTTAAAAGCAAATCCAGAAAAGGACTACATTTACTGGCCAAAGAGAACAGAAAAAGTAGAAGCCTTTGAGGATATGATTCAGGAGATTATTAAGTAATGGCACTACCTAACAAAAATACTGATAGTATATCAATATCTCAGATTAATACAGAGAATACTTCAACAACAAGTAATTCTTTAAAAACACTATCTGATACAGCAACAGCCGGGTCAGACCCAGCAGATGGCGCGCCTTATGGTATAGGAGAGTTTAGTTTATATGCTCATGCACTACCAACTGTTTCAAACGTACAAAACTATACTGGAAGTGTTGCCGCAGATTTTGTAAGGGTACACAACTATTCAGGTGGTTTTGGATTAAGTCTTATTGATTTTCAATTGGTTATGAAAACAACTGCAAGTGGTAGTAATTATGTAGCAACTCTTTATGTTGAAGAAACATCAAATGGACTTGGAGTCTATAATAGTGCAGGAATGAACACAGGAACTTTATATCCAATTCAAACAGTCACGTTTACTCAAGCTAACTGGCCAGATAGTTATGCTTTAGACCATTCAGTAAGCAATGTAACTAGTTCAGGAGGAGCCTTGCAAAAAATAACTAACCTAGTAGGTGGAACTGGAGAAAGCCATACATCAGGAAATAATTGGGATAATACAAACTTTATTCTTTTAGATCCTACGACTGGAACTGCATTTAAAGTAAGTCATCGGACAACAGGAGAATGTTTTACAGGAACAGTGATTTATACTAATACTATTGCTCTTAAATTTATTAAATCAGGATTTCCAACTTTAACAGCAGCTACATTTAATATAACTGCCGAACAAGATATGAATCATTCAGGACTTTGCCCATAATGAATATAACAGCACCTACATCAGAAACTTCAACAATAAAAATAAGCAATAGTTTTTATACTATAGTCTATGGCGCTAAAGTATGGACCGAAAATAGGACAGATGGAGTTATTGAGTCCATTGATTTTAAAATAAAAGGATGGTTAAAAGATAATGCGCCTGCAGGCTCATTTAGAAATACTCCCCCAGAAGGTACAGGAACTCCAATTGCAGTTGACCAACCAGGAACAGTGGAAGAATCATTTACATGGAGAGTACCTGAAGATTTACAAACAACAGAAACATTTGGTGGTAATGCAAAAGATTCAAATGATAACGAATATAATATATATTATCAACAGTGGTTAACAGCAATAAAAAGTACTGGTACTTATACTGCTACATATAACTCAGTTGTGTCTCAGTTGGAGGCACTCTAATGTTTTGGAATAAAGGGGAAAAAGAAATGAATATAGAACAATTAAAAGAAACACTAAAAGTAGATGAAGGAGTGGTGTATGAAATATATAATGATCATCTTGGTTATGCAACATTTGGAATTGGGCATCTCGTCCTTGAAGGAGAACCAGAACATGGGTTATCGGTCGGTACTCCT